GACGAAGTTTTAGTGAGGTCAGGAAAAGTAACCATGCTATATAAATCACCATTGTTCATTTGAAGAGCCATTTCGCTCAATGCATATCCATTGGCTTCTGCGAAGGTTAAAACAGTGGTGAAAATAACTTGAGTTGTAGCATTAGGATCTACTGTGGAAAGCACTCCTTTGTTGGCACGAGTTACTCCGAAAAGGCCATTGACTGAATCAGTTACAAATTTAGGGGAATCTCCTTGTGTCCCTCCATCCCCAAATAACATCCTTGATATAAAAAAATCATAAGTATCACCTACTACATTGGCAAGAGAATTTGCCAATGCCTGTCTACCCTTTAATAGAACTGTATTGCTGAAATTGACGGTCTTATCTGGACGATCATCATCGTATGTGATGATCATTTCTACTTCGCCCTTAGTTTTTATTTTATCTTTGTACATTAATTGTTGTCTCCTTCAATTTCTTCATCATCAGCCCATTCAATTTCTAATGTGATATTTTCTTCTTGTGATATAGGCTCTTTAATTTGGTCATCGTTTGCATTTAAAGCCTCTGCTGCAAAGGCTGCAAAAGGAGCAGCGGTCTCTGTATTTAGGGATATCACTTCATTTCCTCTTCTATCAATAAAATTAAAATCATGTCCTAAGTACTGATACATTGCTGGTTGTACATATGGCAATCCATCAACTGTTTCTCCACTATATCCTTCTGTTTCTCCTCCATATCCAGCTTTAGGCTGTATGGAAATGTTCTCTTTAGAATATTTTAAAATAGAATATGTAACTGAAGTTCCTCCACTAACTTTCCAACTTTCTTCTGGACCATCAACATTTATTGTGGTGCCATCTATTCCTGTTATTTTATAATAGTTTGATCCAATTAACACTAAAAAGTTTTCTTTAAATAGATTGTCATCAACTACTGTGGCAGGGGGGTTTGAGCCATTAACTATGCCCAATCCCGCTTCATGATCAGAGGATGTTACAATTTTCATTCCTCTATAATCTACATAGCCGGTTTCTGAATCAACTAATCTTTTATAAACATTAAAACTCTGCCCAGAGGCATCACCAGCAGTATATCCACTTATATAAAATTGATGATCTTGTGATTCAACAAATCCAATTATTTTATATTCAGTTCCACTTAATACAAAATAATCACTTATGTCTGACACGTCTCTTATATCGTCAGTAGCATCTCCTGAAGGTGACGAATCGGTTATTTTAGCTCTTCTGCTTATTGCAAGACTTCCATTGTCACTAGAAGACATATTGTTATTGCTGTCGTCTAAAATATTATAAGACAATGAAGATGAATTGCTTTTTGGCAACGCCTCAGTGGGGTCATTAAGAATGAGGCTGCCATCTGATTCTATGCGGGATATAGTGTATATTCCATTTGAAAATCCAGTTTCTGTTATTTGTATTTTCCACGCAGTCCCCGTATAAGATGAATCATTATTATCATCCCAATCTGTTTTTACTCCTTTTTCTATAAAATCAACCGTCGTATCGCTAAATGCAAAAACATCATCTTGTTCAATAGCGGCTGTCCCTGAATAGGAATCATTCGATAGCATGAAAGTAAAAGATGATGTGTTTAAAGGCTCGGTTATACCAGATATATTGGCCATATGAGTGTCTGGACTGGTGATGCTATAATTCCCCGCATTCACAGAAGGAGACAATATCTTTAAAACATTGGAGCTTGTATCTAAAGGCAATAAGTCGAATCTCACATCAGGTGCGTAGATTGTTATATTGTCATTAAACCCAGTTGCAGATTGACTTGATACTTCTGTGGTGGAAAAAGCAAGCATGTTTCTTTTTACAAATCCAGAAGAAAAACCATTGGCAAAATCAGTTTTTGACATGCCTGCCGTGCCAGAATCTGTAAGAGTGATCGTTGTGTTGCCATCCGCCCCGAAAGTGCTTTGTTTAATGGTAACAACCGCTCCAACTGCTGATGCAGAAAATCTAGTTCCAGAAGGGCCACTGCTCGTGTTAATGACAGTAGCTAAGTTTGTAGCAGTTTGATTATTGCTTGCGTCGGACTCCCAGGTGCCAGATACCGAATCTTGGCTTCCATTTACGAAATCATAGTTAGTTCCATCAGTAGAAATTAAATTAACTGTATCCCCTGAATTAAGTTCAGTATAGTCAGTAATTGTTACCGTCCCTGTTGCTTGCGTGCTCGATGTGAACGCATCTGCAAACATTGCTCGGAAGAAAACTTTTTGCTGATTACCCGATAATATATTTTCAGTAATGGAATATTTTACCGTTCCCTCTAAATTCTCTATGGGGGATAGAACAAATTCATCAAATCCGCCGGAAAAATTTATTTGATGCAGCACAGAATGAAATGGAGTGTATTCTTCAACAATAGATTCTGCTTCATTAATTCTATCTGTGGAGAGATCCTTTATTTCTAAATCTAAATTAAATTTGCTACTCTGACAATATTGGCATTTGTCAACAAAATATTTATCTAAATGGCACGGATCAGTGGAGTCTCTTAAGCTGCCATTGTATTCTTCCATATTATAAATATTTTCACTATAAGGGAACTCTGTCCTTATTTTGCCATAGAGCACAGAATCGTGAAAAGGATGTCGATCCGGTATTAGGACATCAAAGAGAGTGTCGTCTTCTTCAACTAATCTAACGTTCCAATTTTTTAGAGGGTAATCTTGTAAAGTTTCATCACGTTGATCGGCCAACGGCAAAGATCTTATATAGTCTTCTACGGTTTGCTCAGATGAACCGGGGACATTAACAACTTCATATACTATTTTTACCAAATCTCCTTCTGCTAATGTTATTGAACTTGAACTTTCCCATGTCATCGTAGTCACTCCTTCTGAAGTAGAAAAAGTAACATGATCCGCCAACACTAACTCCGTATAAGACGATGCCCCTACTGGTCTCCTATATAAAACATTGTTGTCAGTATCGCTGCTTCCCAACGCCACTTTTTCTAATTCAACTTGCGTTTCACCCTGGTCAGTATCTCCAAGGTTCAAGGTGTTGCTGTCAGCTACTTCAAATGACTCTTGCCAAGTATATGGAGAAGTTATTTGCCACAACTTTGTAACTTTTTTAAGCTTTATATCTGCCTGTAGAAAAGATTCCTTTAAGCTCCCACCAGTGCCTTTTCGCTTGAATAAAGGAACCGCAGTTTTTATTTGCCTTCTCCACAACGTTGGATCGTCGGATTTAAGCCTCAAGTTAAACATGTTACTTAAAAGATTTAATAAAGACTCATGAGTTGAATTGGCGTCCAGTAAATCAACAGATTGATTGGCCATGTCTTCTACAAATGTAAATCCTTTGGCTATAGCTTTATGAAATTTATCTAACGTGTCAGGAGTAACATCTGCTTCAGAAAGTTTTGATTTGTATACCTCAGGAAGGTATCTTTCTAACAAAGTTGTATACTTTTCAGGATTAGTAAAGTGAGTAGGAATACTAGTTGTTAATACAGTACTTCCTTCTAAATTGAATTTTAAAAAGGATGAAATTGAATCCCCGGCAGCATTAGGAGTCCATGTCCAACAAACGATGTAATCTCCTTCACGACTTTGAACAGGATTCCAATTGTATTTGAAATAACCAAATTGATTGTTTCCGTCTTCATCTGTGGGCACATTTTCAATAAAGGCATTGTCAGTGTCTGTTGATAACCAAGCGGGATTGCTCTCATCTCCTATGACTTTAACAGGGACAAGTTCGCTGTAATAATTAGAATTTTTGCTAACAGTTTCATTTAGTTCAGTTTTAAATCTTTCAACTTCTTTTAATTGAGCTTTTGTAGGCAGGCCACCAGCAAAGTCTGTTTTAGACATTCCTTCCCCATCAGGGTCGGTCAAAACAATAGTTGTATTACCGGCCTCGCCAGCATCGACCTGCGTTATCGTCACTACTCCCGTATGGGTGGAAGTAGCGGTTAATTTAGAATTGGCATTTAAACAAGTTGCTAAATTATCGCCAGTTGACCAGCTATCAGACCCCTCTAATTCCCAAGTTGGGGAATTTGTATCGGTGGTTGTAGTAGTATCTGCTGAGGCTGTGGCCGTTATTACAGTCCCATCAGTAGTAGTGATGGTGATATAATGAGTGGTTGCAACCAAGTATTGCGAGGCATCAATAGTAACTGTACCTGTCGCATACGCATAAGCACACGCAATGGCTTTGGCTTTTTCATATTCCACTAAAACTTTAGGGTCCAGATGACTTTCTTCAAAAACAAAAGGAGTCCCTGAAAAATGGTTTCTCCCTAAAGAATATATTGTAACCTTATCAACTTTATATGGATTTGAAATAAAGCATTCATCTGACCCTGGCGTGAGGAGTTCTATAGATACAATGTCTGCTATTGTTGGACTTTCGTCCAACTTTTTCATTTTTTGATTATTACTAGTTTTATTTATAGACATTTTTATTATTCAAAAGTAAATGTTATGGTAATGATGTCAGGTCGAATAATTTCGTAATATTTAGTAGTTACTAATGATCCTGAATTGTCAGCATCATCTGTTGTAAATTCAACGGAGTAACTGTTAATTTGTTTGATGTCGGCAATATCTTTAATTAAGTTAGTTTCTTTAAGATCATCTCCCATTTCCCAACGACTCAAAGAAAAGAATTCATTAACTCTATTTAAAACTCTTTGTCGGTATTCATCAACAAACTTCTTATAAAACTTATCTACAGAGCAATCAATCGCCACATCAACAAGCAAAACATCTCCGTCCCGTATACAAACGAAATCTGTGAACATTTTCTTTTCATCAATTTCTTCGTTTAAAGCAATCTTGAGTCCTTCTGAAGAGTCTTCTAACGCTATCTCTCCTGATCCTCTGGATAAAATATATAAGTCAACTATATTTCCTGCGCATCCATGATTTCTAAGAATGGATGTCGCCTTTCCCACTTGACCATTTGCGCCAGTAACAAATTGTTCAGCGATAGTTTTATAATCTAGACCAGTGACGGCTCTGTTTTGAGTTCTTAAATAAGGAGGCAGTTTTCTTCTAATGTCTTCAATTGTATCTCCTGCAAATCCATATTTTCCATTGGTGTAATTTCTAAAGGTTATAGGGATTGAATGATTTAACCCTGGCACAGGGAAGTTGGTTTGGTATTCTACAAATCCAGCAATTATATTACCTACCGTTCCCCCGCCAACTCTATAGGTGACTAGTATTTCAGATGTCGCAGAGGGTATCATTCCGGCTCGATTGTTTCCGAAAATAATAAATCCATTAAATTCAGAATCATATTCAAAAATATATTCTCTTCTAGGATTAGAATCTGTGAAATAATCCACTTCCGTCCAGCGGACCCCATCCACAT